CCACCGCCTGCTGTTGAGTTAACACTCACAAGGTTTCTAAATGTGCAGCGATGAATGTTTAGATTTTCTACAGTGTCGTAGTCTATACATAAGCCGTACTGTTGATTTAATACGGTTGCACCTTTTGCGGTACCGCGCATATTTTGAAAGTGACACCCTATGAAAGACGCGTCTTCACTGTCTTTGGCTATATACCCTAGAGCAAATCTAACTTGACCAACATTCCCATCAAAACGGATGTTTTTAGCTGTAAATCTTTTGGCTGCTAAATCAAATAATCTATCTGTATTGGGGCCAATATAGAGCAGCTTGAACCCGCCAATTAACTGCTGGTCATCTTGATCAAAAGTAAGTCTTGAGTTAATTCGATAAGTATCTTCGTTGAAACCCCATATTTTCTTGCCTGTAGCAATAGCCACCAAGAATCCTGCAGTATCATCGCCGCCATTACCTAAACCTAGTTGTTTAAGTTTTATTACACCTTCAATTTTTAATACAAAGCTAATCAAAGGATCTGCTACACCGATAACAATATTAAATGTATTAGGCAAATCGACGCCCGGAGTGGTACCAGTTGCAATTGCTGTCCAAAACCCTCCGCCCGCATTTCCTGTCGAGCGTTCAGCGGCATTAAAGACATTGCCAGCCCTGACGCCTGCTGTTGCAGTCATGGTCGAAACTGTTAAAGTCGGCCTCGTAACGACGGTCATCAGTCCATCAAAATAATCAGATAATAATACTGTGTCAGGGCTTCCGCTTGGCGTAATTCCGGCAACAGCTAATAGTTTTTGGACAAAACCCCAGATATCGTTAATTAATCTTGCTTTCCAAGGTGTGCCAAGCCCATCACTTGGTGCTGTAATATCTCTTGCTGATCCTTGCGGATAGTCAGCGTCTGATGCATTAATTTTGCCAACAAATTCTGTTTCTGGTTTAATTGCCATTATTTACTCCGTAAAGTTTCCAGCTTCAGCAAACGCTTCGCCGCATTCGGCTATTACTTCTCCACATTCTACCATGCTTTTTTGTTGGGCTAGAGTTTCAGCGGCGGTTATAAAATCATCGCTTGTATCATACTGCTTTTCTACTGTTACCAAGCTGGCGGTTACTTTCCATAGCTTACCCTGAAGACTTGGCTTGTATGGTTTATTAAAATAGCATTCATGAAGCTTTAACCCTGCCCCAACACTTAAATTCATATCAAACGAAATTGCGCCAAATTTTAACGAATTTTTATAAAACGCTTCAAATATCTTAAAATCCGCATCTTTGAATAACCAATTAACCTTTGGAAATGATGGGCCGTGTTCAGATAATAATTCAAAATTAATCGGTCCAGTGTTAAAATCATCACCTCTGACCTTTACCGAATCCGGGTGGCTATATCCAGTCACTAATGGTATTGGGATGGCAGGATAAGTAACACTCATAATTTAGCTATTCCGTTCGCATTAAAAATAATTTCCAAATCTCGACCTGATTCCGTAGTGATTGGTAAAGTAATACCAGAATCAATAAATACGATTAACGGGCTGGTTGTTTCTACGCCTGAATCGTTGTAAATCACAAAAGCAACTACAGTTCCGACTGCGGGAGTTAAATAAGTCGGATCATCTGCATCTAAATAAGATTCCAACGATACGCCAAACGTAACGTTAGCTAGGTCGACTGTGGCTAACCTGGCACCTACTGGAACATCATTTAAAAAATCATGAGCCTGGCTAAAGGTGTAAAGACCTGTTTCGATAGCAATCATTTTTGGATCAGATAAAGTGTTAAGATCTAATCCAGCCTTACCAATTGTTGTTTTTGTTTTGTCATACCATTGATTAGCCATAATTTCCTCTAAATTGGATTAGCCGCTTTAACGTCAAATATAAACGAAGCTAAACCTGTTGTGTTTGCTGGTGTTGCTATCTCTCTAATCTCTACCGTCACAGATACATTTGTTGTGCCTGCCGAAGTTTGCTGAACAGTTATTCCTTCACCACCATTTAAAGGAACAAACGAACCAAATATAACGCCTCCATCAGCGACAACGGCACCAGTACCAGAATTTATAACCCTGGTTATTTTTATTTCATAATTATCCGGATCATCGCCGACAACTTTTGGCCGGTAATCTCCTGAATCACTATCTGACTTAATATCTCCGATGCCTATAACAGTCCAGTTACCTAATGTATCGACACTATATTTTTCTTTAGCAAAATCAAAGCTACTTTCTGCCTCATAAGTACCTGTAGCCGCAAGGTTCCACGCAAGAGTTTCAGTCGCGGCATTTGAAAGCCTGACAACTAGATCTTCAACAATATTCCCACTGGCAACTGGGTCAAGAATAACGCGAGTTAATGTTGTTTCATGGGATGGTGGAGCCTGCGTATCTGGCGCATAAACTGCCGGATCATAATTTAATAGCTCCAGCGTTACGTACCCATCTTTTTTGGGTGTTCGTTTTTGCAAAATATAATCTCTTATTTTCTGCTCTCCAGTTAACGCAAAAGTATAAAGTGTTCCGACCTGATAATCTAAGTCGCCTCTAATTCTAATAGTGAAAGCGGGAAGTCCTGCCAATATAAATCCGCTAATGCCATCTAACCTTGGAGTTACGGTGATTTCAGTGCTTACTGCGCCCGCCTCATCTCTTAAGATAACTGTTCCGGTTGCGTTACCATTAAAATCAATTGGCGTGTGTGTCTCAATAGTTAAGCTAACAATTGACTTCACTTCACCGCTTTGGGCTTTTATGTCGGTTCCGTCTGCATTTGCGACTCTATCACCCACCTGAGAAAACAATCCTTCTTTGGTTGATTGGAATTTAACCGATTCTCTTTGCAATTTAAGTTTTAAAAATTCTATAAATCCACGATTCCAAGCTTGCTTAAAATTTCTTATTCCAGCCGCTTCTATCTTTTTAGGGTTAATTGCTGCTCCATTATTAAACTCTTCTGTAAATGCCTCTCCAGTATCTTCAAATGTCCACTGTATTTCGACCCCATCATGATCGTTTGGTTTTTGCAATCTAATTGATTTTTGCTCTGATCTGGGTTTTTTATTTCGCGTATTAAAAAGCGTTGTTCTAACCAATTGAATTTCATCACGGCTAAACTCCAGTCGATTCCCATTCTTTTTAATAAACACCCTACAAGCATTGGCGATCAACAATAACTCATCTTTTACGCTTGATTTTTCACTACTAAAAGAATAACTAAATCGACCTAAAACAGAGCCGTAAGTTGGATCGATGTCTAAAGCCTCTTGGATAGTATAAAGTTCATCTAAGTCAATATCATTTGTTGATTTGTTACCAATAAAGCTATTTGTCATATGTTCAAGCAATGCGTCAGCGAATCTTGTGGTTGCTGTTAAGGCGGGAATAATTACCCCTCCTGCCGTTGTGTAGGTTCTTAACTTCCTAGTTGCTATAGTATTAAACTTGCGCTCTTGCGCTTGTGTAGCTTGCTCTGTTGCTTGAGTCGTCAAAACTATACTTGTAACATTGCCTTGATCGAAATTAACTAATCTCTTAACGCCTGCCAGTCTTGTCCATTTGGTCGTATCATAATAAGATGAATCATTAATCGTATCGCTAAGTCTTTGCACAGTAGCTTGATAGCGCGATCCTGGACTTGCTGGGATGATTTTGAAAGTATAAAATCGCTGGTCTAATGTATTATCAACAATAGAAATACGGGTTGTTTCAGTATTAATAATATTTCCAACACTGTCGATTAAATCTAAAATCAAATCAAAATTAATAGTAACATTTAAACTTTCTCCGGAGCGACGATCAGCAAGCCCTCGATTCGCAACAATATCAAACCAAACTTCTTCAGTATCACCTGGCACAACAAATGGACCAACAATATCAGAGGTCGTTCCTGCTGGAGCCTCAAACAGCACAGTTGATACAATTACCTCATCTGTAATCGACTCTTCGACACCTATTGTATATATTGGAAACCCTTCAAAATCAGGAGGTTCTGCAGCTAGAAAAGTTTTGGTGAATGACTTTAATTTAAACAATCCACCATTACTTACTGTTCCAGATATTTCAAAATCTGAGCCAATTGTTAACCCTTCAAATGCTGCTAAACCTGAATTACCTAGTATTGCTGTAGCTTCAAAAGTCGCTCCGGCTGCTTTAAATGTTATATTATCAGCGCTTGTGCTGAATAGACTGTCATCGTTTGGCCCTTTAACTTCTTGCCCGTTAATCTCATTAGAGTCTGTTAAATCTAATAATTCTGGGATTAAATCACCTGGATTAAACGCGGTAAATGATGATCCTGATATTTCACTAAGCAATGTTTCGCCACTTTTAATATCCTCTAAATCATAAAAGCCTCGTCCAATAATCAAATATTCTGTAATAAATTTCACATGGCTGATAAATTCTGACGCTGTTTTTGCGCCCAAGTCGGGATAAACGCGCATTCTTCCATAGACATCAGGAATTCTACCTAACGGCCTAGCTAAATTGGTTTGACCTGTCAGGCGATTATTAGCTGATTCATTAGTTTTTGGAAAATTAGGATTTTCGACTTGCGGCGGTGGTGATATGTCTGGTGCCAGGATAACAGATGCAATAATTGCCACGATAATGGCAACGAATACTTCTGTGCCTTGTGGCCTATGTACAATATTGATTATTTCATCTTTCTTTAATGTTCGATTGATTGCTAGAAAGCTATCTTGATCGATCTCATTCTCTTCCTTAATACCACCTAAAAATAATTTAGTTGGTACGTCGAAACCATTTTCGCCATATTCTGAAATTATCCAAGATAATAGATTTTCGCCATCATCTATAGGATGAATAACTCTTTTATTAATCCCTTCTGGATCATGATGGATTATAATACTAGCCGACATAATGATAATATTCTAAGCGTTTAAATAATTTGTTCATTAGTTTAACAGGATGTATCTCTGATTGCCCTGTCTCCCTAGTCATTGAGTGTAAGATCTGGCCCTTACCGATGTAAATGCCAACATGCTCAGGTCTAAATGTCTTCCTGCTAATCATCATTACGACATCACCATCATTTGGCGTGCTGGTTTCCTCCCATTCTCCAGAGCCATCACGAACAGCTTCAATTTTATGCATCGTCTTTTCTGGGTCATTAATTTCATCGACCTTAAAATGACCTAGCCTAATATTAAACATATCCATATAAACCATTGAAACCAAACCCCAACAATCGGCACCTTCAAATGTTGATTGGCCGCAAACCCAAGGAATACCAATGTAATTATTGTAATCAATCATATCAACCTCAGACTCGGGAAACGCTCCGTTAAGTAAAGCTCCCCCGCCCTTTTTATCGCGAAATTTGAGTCTTCACCCGTTAGAGTGACCGCCTCATAACTTTTAAATGAAACGTCTGCAACCGACATATTTAAAACTAAAACAGGCTCAGATAAATCGCCACTATAATATTTTCTATAAATTAATTCGATTGGCGTCAGTGATCCGTTTTCCGTGATTTGTTGCAACTTATCATTCACTTCATTACCTACAGCGCCGAGGCTAACAGATAAAACCTGCTCTATTTGGCCATTT